ATGTGTTGGTAGTGACGTTCGTGGTCGAACCAACTACATTGGTACTGACAAGCGTCCCGGCTATCTGATAGGTCATTTCAGACCCGATGATCCCGCCTTTGTCAAGCCCAAAGGCAAAGGCTACGAAAATAAACAGACTGAAAATTGATTTCTTCATTTCATTCTCCTCACGTTATGATCTGATCCATGACCACGAAAGCGTCGGTCTGGGTCGTTGCGAAAATAGGCGCGCTCTGCGTCCTGAATGTCAGCCTCTTATTGTCCTGGCTGATGTATGCGTCCGCATGGAACATCGAACTGTCGATGATCCCGTCGCCTTTGACATTGGGCGGCATCGGAGGCATGTTCAAGCTGAACCCGAGCATCTCTTCATAAAGCTGGGCGCGGGCGGGTGTCCACGGTAGGACTTCGGGCGGGCCGAAATAACGATCGGCACGTGCGCGGGACGAGCAGATAAGCACCTCGTCTGAGGTCATGTATTCGGTCGCAACACCTGCGGAATTGGTATAGAACTCCGGGTATGTGAACATGTGGAGCCTGTATCCCTGCGGAGTCTGGAGGCGGCCTCGATAAATAAAACCCGCAGCGATGAACCTTGCAAACTGAGCCGGAAGGGCGATGTCCATTCCCGCTTCGACGAAATTGTAATTATTTTTGTTAGCCCATGCAATGAAAGTCGCATCTGCAAACATCACCGCTGGAACAGATGAACCCATGACCATCATGTCAGGGGCCATTTTCCCATTCTGCCTGACAAGAGCGCAGGCCGCATCCAGATCACCGAGTACATCGGTGCCGGCCTGATCCCATGCGAGTGCGCTGTGATAGGCGTTATTCGCGTTGCGTCGGAAGTCATAGATGAGATCATCATTCGACATTCCGAGGATCGCAGGTTGTACGCCGTCCATTATGGATGAAGCGGCGAGGATCTCGAAGAGCCTGACGTGACGGCGGATCATTTCGTGGTAAACCTTGAGGCCGATGTTTCGCAGTCGCTCGATGCGGGTGCGTTTCTCATACGCACCCTCTCCGGCCTGGCGATTGACAAGTTGATCCGCGCTCACATCCGCTTCCTCTTCAGAAAGTGGAAACTTGCGAGAAAAACTCGTGAACTTTTCCGTTATCAGGTTTGCCTGTGTGCTACCCAGCGGGCGCGACACAGTGCCTCTCGGAATGAGAGCTGCGGTTCGTTCGTTGCCTCGGATGATGTCAATGTCAACGACATTTGCATCCGGTGAAAAAAGCGTTTCCGCTCCGTTGGCCGGGTTGCCGAAAAATGCCTGGAAGCCTGTCGGGACTCCGATGACTTTTTTTTCATCGAACAGTTCCGCCATATATCGGGAAAATCCGTCGGCAGCGTTAGGGGTGTTATTTACGTAGCTCATTCTGAGTCTCCTGTTTAGGCGTTTTCATGCTGGTCGATGTCGACCGTTGATTCTATAAAGATGCCCTTGTCTGCGAGCCAATCTTTTACTGTCTTACGAACCGGGCTGTTTACGGCTGCGGCGATAACCGTATCAAGGTCAAGATCATTTTCGATGATGACCTGTTCGGTATCAACGGTGACGTCACCGCCAACAAGGATCGGGCAATCCTCAATATCTCCTGCAACAATGTCCGCTGCGGCGATTTCACCGCCGACATAAATACCCTGCGGAATCGCGCTACCATCTTCGGCAGCCGCATCCTCAAAAGGAACCCACTTACCTGAAGCGAGTACCTTCGCCATGACGGTTCCGAAAGAAAGAACTGCCGTGCGAGCCGCATCCTGAAGTATGGTCGATGCTTCCTCAACAAGCCCGCGCCCGCTGAGAATAAAAGGAATGTTGCTGATGTTTTCTGAATTCTGGACTGCCATGATTTTCTCCTTATGCCTTTACTTTCTTCGCGGCTATTTCAGCCTGTAATTCGGATTCGCTCGTGATCACGCCGTCTTCCCTCGGGAGATCGTGTCCCTGCGCGGGCGTCTCAGGATTTCTCTTCCCTTCCTTCTTGGCCTTCGCGGCCTTGTCCGCCTCCGCCTGCGCGTCGATGAGAGCGACCGCGCCTTCGAGCTGGGAAATATCCATTTCACCGACAAGCGTTTTGACGGCGAGGGATTTCAACGTATCGGGATATTCGCCTTTCATATACCCGCCGATCTTTACGGCCTTCGCCTTCCAAGCGGCGTTGGTCTCTTCAACCTTCGCAGTGATGATCTTGTCATACTCGGCGCGGGCTTCAGCGTTTGCCTGTAAAAAATTTTGCAGTTCATTCATGGTTTTGACTCCTGTGGTTTTTTTTTCCGGAATAACCGCCGATTGAACCGGCGGCTGGTAAGACTGTAAACATGCAGCGGCTTTCTGTAAATCGCTTTTCGCGCGATCCTGCGCTTGCATAGTTTTAACACAATTTTCGATTGATGCCCTTGCATTGAGGATAGCGGATGCGCGATCCTTTTCTTTTTCGGTGCCGATGATTTCATCGATGAACCCGGCGTCCTTCATTTCGTTTCCAAAAAGATATGTTTCATTGTCCATCATCTTTCGGATCTCTGCGATGTCCTTGCCGGATTTTTTCGCGTAAGCCTTTGCAAGTAAAACGGACATGCTCTCGATGACCTTTGCATCTTCTTCGAGTGTTCGATAATCGCCGACCGAGACCGTACTGACATTGTGGATCATGTAAATGGCGTTATCTTCGGCGGTGACCTTTTTTCCGGCCAGCGCGATGTAAGAGGCCATTGACGCGGCCATGCCCATGAGATGAGTCGTGATGTTTCCGGCATAGTTGCGAATGAGATTAAAAATTTCAAGGCCGTCAAAAACAAAACCGCCGGGACTTGAAATCTCGACGCGCACATCTTCTCCGTTTGCCTGTGTAAGCTGTTCGCGGATTTTGTCGGGGACAACGTCCCAGCCGATGATACCTGAAATCGAAATAACTTTCACGAAGATATTTTATCCGCTTCGTGAAAAAAATACAATACTTTTTTTTTACGGTATATCTATACTATTCGCGCGTGTCTTCTCTTGATGCTTCAAGCAGTCCCTGCTTTGCAAGTACAAGAGCCATTTGACTCCATGGAGAATTCGGAAGCTCCGCGTATTCGCGGGCGAGCTTTGCGCGGTTCGTCGCACCGCTCGATCCATTGTGATCGCGGGCAACACGGTCAAGGGTAGTCACGCCCATCGTGGCGTTGATCATTTCAGCCGATGCAGTTTTAAGCGGATCGATATTCGGCATGGCCGCCCCGATCCAATTCGCATTTGACCAGGCCGCGCGAAGTCTCGGATCGCTCCATCCCGGAGCGATGACGCGACCGGCGGCGATCTCCTCAGATAACCACATCTGATAAACAGGATTAAGAAAATCGCTTGCCTCTTCCTCGCGCCACATTTGAGCGACACGCCAGAACATCAAAAGCGCAGCACGGCTTGCGCTGTAATTCGAATTGAACCGCATGAGTAAAACTTCGATCGGCATTGAGTTGGAAGCGGCGAGGTACGCCGTGAAAGCATCAACGAACTTATCAAAACTTTCCGCCGGGGCTTTCGGTTCAAACGCATGAAGTTCTTCCCCCGCATTAAGTGAAAACACGCCTGTCGATCCGGGTTCGTTTGTCGCCGCCTCCGGAATAGTGTTATACGACACCTCCGACAACGCCTCCGGCGTTACATTCTCCGCGCCCTCGGATGGTTCCGGATTTGATCCGTACTGAGTAGAGGCAGGCCCGGCTCCACGTGAAAGTGAAATCTCTTCCAGCGGATTCGATGCCGGGCTATCCTTCGACGGTTTGACCCACAGGGAAATATTCGACTGATTAATTGCCTTCTTGATTTGTGCCAGTGTAAAGTCAGTCAGATTTTGAAACTCCTGCAGAGTGTGAGCGAGACGGGAATATCCGCGTCCCTGTCCGGGGTACTCGGGATAAAAACCATGAAGCATAAAACGCCTGCCAGATTTCGATCCCCATGCCGGGATCTCGATCTGCTTATATCGTCCGGTCGCCTGTCCGCCGTTCTTCTCCCAGATCCAAACGAGGTATGCAGTCTCACGTCCTTCTGCGTCTCGCTTGATGCCGTCCTGGTATGGACTTTGAACATAAGAGTTAGTCCATTCACTCCCGCGAACCTGATTCGGATCGACGAAAGAAAATTGAAGCGGGTTCAAAAGATCCTTTCGTTCCGAATAATAAAGGCGTACAAAAATATCATTGTCGCGCTGTTGGT